GTATCAAAAGATGAAAAAGAGAAAGAAATTTTAGAAAAAATAATATTTGTGGGGTGAAAGTTAATGACTATAAAAGAATTATCAAAATATAACAATTTAAAAATTGAAGTAAAACAATTAGAAAAAAGCATATCAGAACTGTATGAGATGGTTCTTGGTAGTCCAGAAATAACTGGCATGCCCAAACAAAAAGGCTCTAGCAAAAGTCCAGTTGAATGTCTTTTATTGAAAAAGGTAAAACTAGAACAAAAACTAACAAGCAAACAAGAAAAATTATTAGCTGAATTATCAAAAATAGAAAACTTTTTAGATACTATCGATGATATTACATTAAGAATTACAATAAGAGAAAAATATATAGAAGGTAAAACATGGAGTCAAATAGGTAAAAAACTTAATTTTGATAGGACTACATTATATTATAAATTAAAAAAATTTTTAGAAGAAAGGATTGAAAATGAGTAAAAAGAAGAAAATAAAATCTCTTAAATTATTTCCAAAATTCATAAAAACTCAAATAAAATTAAATCATGCAGAACTTAAAATATCAATTCTTGAAGAAATTATTAAAAACGAATTATATAACACTTTAATGGATAGAGTTCAAGCGCCGAATGAAATAGAAAGATTACGTAAAGAGAATAAAACCTTAAGAGCTAAAAATAGAGAGTTAAAGGATAAATTAAAAGGTGAAAGCGATGCAAGGTGAAATTATTAGTATAGAAACCGCACAAGAAATATCTGCATTAAAAAGAGAAAATGAACAATTAAAAAAAGAGCTTCAAAAATTAAAAAATAAAACTATTCTAGAATTAACAGGCCTAAAAACAATAGATAAAATCGAAAGACAATTAGAAAGAATTAAAAATGGTAAATAAGTTTAAAGTTTTAGAATTATTTGGTGGAATTGGTGCATGCAGCAATGCACTTAAAAGATTAGATATTCCATATGAAATAGTAGATTACGTAGAAATAGATAAGTACGCAGTTAAATCTTATAATGCAATTTATAGAACTAACTTTGAACCACAGGATATAACAACTTGGAATAAAGATGTAGAAGTAGACTTAATAATGCATGGAAGCCCATGTCAAGATTTTTCCCTAGCTGGTAAACAAGCTGGTGGGGATAAAGATAGTGGGACAAGAAGTAGTTTAATGTATGAAACATTAAGAATCGTTGGGAAATTGAAACCAAAGTATGTCATTTGGGAAAACGTTAAAAACATATTAAGTAAGAAACATATTCATAATTTTAATGCTTATCTAGGAGTAATGGAAGAACTAGGTTATACAAATTATTATCAAGTATTAAACGCCAAAGATTATGGAATACCACAAAATAGAGAAAGGGTATTCACAATTAGTATTTTAGGTAACGATGTTTATGAATTTCCATTAAAACAGGAACTTAAATTAAGACTTAAAGATGTGTTGGAAACTGAAGTTGATGAAAAATATTATTTAAGTAATAAAATGATAGATAAAATTCAATATAACAAAAATTGTGATTGCATTCAAGTAGGAACTTTAGATATAAAAGGTCACGATTGTATAAAAAGAGTATATTCCAAAAACGGAATAAGCCCTACACTGACTGATATGCAGGGTGGAAATAGACAACCAAAAATTTTAATAAAAAACAATACTAAACAAGGCTATCTTGAAGCCTATGATGGCGATAGTGTTAATTTAGAACAACCTAATTCAAAAACAAGAAGAGGTAGAGTAGGGAAACAAGTATTACAAACATTAACGACATCATGTAATCAAGGTGTCATAGTAAACGAAATAGATAATCCTTTAAAAGGAAAAACAAAATATGGTTGGCACTTTGAACAAAATGTATATTCAGAAGATAGCAAGTGTTCTAGAAGTGTAAAAGCTGGTGGTGGAAGTGGAAACATTCCTAAAGTTATAAAAAACGATTTAAGAATTCGTAAATTAACACCAAAAGAGTGTTGGCGATTAATGGGATTCCAAGATGAAGATTTTGAAAAAGCAGAAAAGGTAAATTCAAATACTCAATTATATAAGCAGGCAGGTAATAGTATTGTAGTAAATGTATTAATAGCTATATTAACCAATTTATTAATACCTGGACAAGCCATATTACAAGAAAAACAATTATCAATTTATGATATGGGGTGATTAAATGTTAAAAATATTAAAAAAATTAATAAAAAGCAATTCTGATTATTATAAAAAATACGTGTTAATATATAAAACTAACATAAATAGCGATTATAATTTTATGTACTGTACTGAAAATGAGTTAATAAAAGAATTAGAACAAACAGAAATGTTCCAATATCATATATTCCTAACAAAAGATGAATTAAAAATTGAAACAAATATTGAATTAGATATAGTAGAGAAAGTAGAGGAATAGATATGGATTTATGGATTAGAAGTCAAGATAAACGAATGTTATGTAAACCACAGTATATTGAACTTTATGGTGATAATGAAGTACATTTTGGTGATGTGAATATAGGTTATAGATGTGTTGCAACCTATAAATCCAAAGAAAGAGCATTAGAAGTATTAGATGAAATACAAAAATTTCTTCAACCTGATTTTAAATGCGATGGATATGAAACAGAAACAGGAAATGGATATTATAACATGATAAAGCTTCACTTTTCAGAACCGAACATTTTTCACAAAAGAATTTATGAAATGCCAAAAGAATAGGAGGGATTAATATATGTCTAATATGGAATTTGGTGTAACTACTGAACAAGCAGCAAAAAATATTGCTGAATTTGGTAGACAACTTAAAGGAGTTTTGAAGTTATATATGACTGAAGAAGAAAGAAGGGAATTTGAAGACCCTAAAACTAAAAGAAGAAGAATAAAACGAATTATCAAAAACGCAGAATTACGAATGCAATTTGATTTTGTTATAGGATGTGATTAATTATGAAGAAGGTAATTTTAAATAAATGTTATGGTGGGTTTGATGTATCTAGAAAAGCTTATGAATTATATGCCAAGAAAAAAGGATTAAACCTATATGGATATGAAAGTAATTTTATAAATAATGAATGTTTTTATAAAAAAACTAATAAAGATAATGGTTTTGTAAGTTACTTTACTAAAGATTTTGGTGATAATGTTCAAATAAGTGATGATGATTATGAAAAATATACTTTGTATTTAGGTAGTAATCATAGAGAAGACAAAGTTTTAATTGAAGTTATTGAAGAATTAGGTGAAAAGGCCAGTGGTTTTTGCGGTAATTTGCAAATTGTAGAAATTCCTGATGATTTGGATTATGTAATAGATGAATATGATGGAATTGAAACTTTACATCAGAAAGTCCAGGAGTGGTAATTATGGTTAAAAATTTAATGTATTCGTGTAAATCAAAATGTTTATGTGCTAATTGTAAACATATAAACGGTAACTGTGCTACATGTAATATTCAATTCAAAAAGAAGTTTGATAAAAATATTGTTAAACAATGTGTTAGTGGTGGTGTCAAAGAATGCAAGTATTTTCAACCATTAAAATAATTAGGGTGGTTAGATGAAACAAGAAACTGAATTAGGAACAAAATTATATGTGATAAATGATAATGGGCAAGAAGAATTATTAGGAACTACTAAATCATCACCTATAAATATCATTCCTGAAAATATAGAACCAATTATAGATGCCGTAGAAACCTTTGGCAATGTTATGGGGACTGTATCTTTAAAAGTGAAAATGGCAGGTAATGATTATTATCACAGGAGAAAAGGAAAAAGATATGTAAAAGTACCTTATTTCAATAGTAAAAAATTTATTAGAAAGTTAATAGGTGGTTAGATGAATAAAGAAGAAATAAAACAATTTGAAAATGAACAGTTAAATACATTATTAGAAGAATTAAAAGATATAGATAAATTTACTGGATTTTCAAATGGTGCTTTTAAATACGAACTAGGAAAATATCAAGCAAGTTTATTATTAGAATATATAAATAATTTAAAACAAGCACTAATTGATATAAGAGAATTAATAAAAAAAGACTCTATTGAAATTGATGAAAAATATACAGAAGTATGTTGTTCTGGAGAGAATTTTTTACAAATAATAGATAAAGTTTTAGATTTAGACAAAGTAAGGGGCAAATAAATAATATGAAGTGTGCTAATTGTGGAGAAGTAATTAATGATACTTATTTATCTTGTTTAGATAATTTTTTACAAGTTAAATATTTTGATACAGAAGAAGAAAATGTATTTTGTTCTAAAGAATGCTTTTGTGAAAGTTTATCTTTGGAAGAACTAGAGATAGAAGATGAGAGAGGTTAATGATGAAATATAAAATAACAGAAGTTAGTGATAAACATTTAGTGATACAATTTAAATTCTTTGGTTTCATTGAATATTGGAAAGTTAATAAAGCTATTTATAGTAATATTTTTAGAAGTGGTTTACCAGTAAAATATATGAACAAGACAATAAGAATTTTTAAAAGGATATTATTCTTATATAAAATTGGTTTATTAAAAAGGAGGTAAAAAATGATTAGTTATTATGAATTATTAGGATTAATAAAAGAAGGTAAACAGCCTGATAAGGTTAAATATAAGTACTTTGAATATGAATTTCATGAAGATGGCATTTATATTAATGAAAATAGTGGTTATCTCAATAGCAATTTAGTAGATGATTTTGGCGATTTACCTTTAATCGAAGAAAAAGTTATAGAAATAATAGAAGATAAGCCAAAGCAAATAGAAAAATTAGATTGTGTGGCATTTTTAGATAATAAAGAACTCGACACAATAGCTGATAAAGTAAATGAACTTATAGACAAAGTAAATTATTTATTAGAAAGGGACAAGCAATGAATAAGGAATTAAAACCAAGAAATTTTACAAAAGTAGCAGATGAAATCATTAAAATAATAGATGAAAAATGTACCTATAATGAAGAAAAAATTACAGAGATAATTGAACAAATAGAAAAAGTAAAAAAAGATAATGGATATAAAGCACCTGAATTACAATATGTTAGTTGGTGTGAATTATCTGATATATTAAGTAAGTATTTTGTGCCAAGTAATTCAAAATGGGAAACCGAAATAATGATTGTCTTTAATGATTTAAGTGGCTCAATAGATGATTATTGGGAGGAAGAAGAATGAAAGAAGAAAGAATAGGCGTAATAATAGCAATAGCAGAATTAATTATTATATTATTTCTAGGCTTTGTTATTAGTTATGGAGTAGATATTATAAACGATAAAACAAATTACATTTTAGAATTACAGAAAGAACATAATCAATGTGAATTACAATTAGATTCAATAATTCAAGATTATGAGAGGTTACAGAATGAGTGAACGTGAAGCTATAGAGCAATTATATGATTTAATGAATGATAGAAAAAACTTTATAACAGGAAATGATGAAGGGTGTGAAGTATTTAAAAAAGATTTACAAGCATTAGAAACAATAATAGCAACAAATAAGAATTTACAAAAAGAAAATGATTGTTTATGGGAAAGAATTAAATATTTACTTACAAGTCGTACAGTAAGAATGTATGATGAAGTTGACCCAGTCACTAAAAAGCACAAGTTTGATATTTCTGATTTAGATAACTTACAACAAAGAATAGATAATGCCCTTGAATGGATAGATAGAACGATAGAAATAATAAAAATGCAACCTAGTGAAGATGATACTTGGATATTAGAAAGATTAAATAGCTTTAAATTATGTTTAAAAGGTGGTAGTAATGAGTAATTCGATAATAGTACTAACACTATATTCTATATTAATTACAATAGGATTTATCAAATATTATAGAAAGAATGAAATCAATTATAGTAACTATCAGAACTGTTTAAGAGCGTTGGCTGAATATGATCCGAGATTAAAAGAAAAATTAAAGAAAGAAGGGAAAATATGACTACAGAAACGATGAAAAAATTAGAAGAATACTATGAGCAATACATAGAAGAAGGATTTGATTATCAAGATATGCAAGATGTAATCGCTTTAGTATTTGAAATATATGAACAAGAACTTTCCCAGGGAAATGAAAAATAGAAAAAAGAAGGAAGGTAAATAAAGTGGGATACAGACATTATTTATATAAAATAAAAAAGAAAGATGTAAATAAAATAAAAAAGTTATCATTAAAAGAACTTGCAGATAAGTATGAAGAAGAAAGTGATTATATTGATTTTTTCAAGATAATTGAAAAAGCCCAACCAGTATTTGAATTTGGAAAATTATATTGGGAAGATACAGCTGAAAGAATTTATGCAACTGGTAAGCCACTTTTTGATAATAAAAAAGTCCAAGATAATTTCGATGATTTTTGCCCATATATAGTAGGTAAAAAGGCATTAATGGTTGCAATTAATATATATAAAGATAAAATTAAAACAATGTACAATACTCTTTTACAGCAAGATGAAGAAAAAACAATAGAAGATAAATATGATGCATTAGAAAAACATATTAAAGATTATCAATTTTGGTGGGATAAATGCAATATTTTAGATTTAGAAGATGATAGCAATAAAATTTGTCAAAGTTGGTTGTATGAACATTTAATTTTTGAATTAGTACATCAATTAAAAATTATCAATTTTGAAGAATATGATTTAATTTTTATGGGGTGGTAATTATGAAATATAAACTAACAAAGATAGGAAAAATGTATATAGTAAGTACATACCCATCAAACGAAACAAGTTATACAAAAACACAACGCAGGGGGAATAAAGGTTATTTTAATCAAAGGAGGAAAAAATATGAGAGATAATAATGGATATTTAAATGGTATAGGTTATACAGTTATAGGAACAATTATTATATTAGGAATTATTGCAATTATAGGATTAGGTATGTGGTTAATACCAAGATATGGGGTATGGCAAAAACAATTAAAAGGTGAGGCTCAATTAAGAGAGGCAGAATATAGTAAACAAGTGCAAATTGAAGAAGCAAAAGCTAATTTAGAAGCCGAAAAATTAAATGCCCAAGCCGAAGTCGAAAGAGCAAAAGGAATGGCTGAAGCTATGGAAATTGAAGGTGGAAAACTTACTGATGAGTATGTTAAATATCTATGGGTAAAAACAATGGCAGGTCAAGAAAAATCTACTATTTATATTCCAACAGAAGCAAGTTTACCATTACTAGAGGCTAAATAAAGCGAAGGGGAACCATGATATATGTTTACAAAACCAGTAAAAGAAAAGATTAGAGAAATATATCAAGAATACGATAGATATATTGTATATAACGTATATAACCAAGATAAAGAATTCTTGTATAGAGAAACTAAAAGTAAAATAAAATCAAAAATTGATATTAATAAGGAGCAAGATAATGGCTCGTAGAATAACAACGTTTGGAGGGCAAAACGAAACCCTTCCAATTAAATCAAAAAAACTTCTTAATGCTTTAATGGATTATGCTTGGTCATTGGTAGAACATGCAAAAACCGATAATAAATATTATTTAGCATATCGCAATTATATGCTAGTTCTAATAGGAATTAATACAGCTTTTCGAGCAGAGGATTTATTACAGTTAAAGGTATTTCAAGTAATTAAAGGTTATGTTTCAATTAAAGAAAAGAAAACTGGGAAAACACAAAATTTCCGTATGAATAAACAATTACATGAAGAAATAATAAAGTATATTGAAGAATTTGATTTACAGCCTAATGATTATTTATTTATGGGTCAAAAAAAGGTCCATACATATAATGGTAAGACATATAACATTATTTATCCCATCACAAGGCAGCAAGGCCTTAATATTGTAAAAAAACTAGGTGATGCAGTAAATATAGATTTTACTTTTGGTCTTCACAGCTTAAGAAAAACCTTCGGATACATGTATATACTTGATGGTGGCAAACACGAAACATTAATGAAGATGTATAACCATGATGATTATAATTATACTATGCGATATGTATATTGGGGAATTGATGATGCGGAAGCAGACCGTGAGGCTACATTTTATGGAAAAAAAAGAACCAAAAAAAATCGAAAATAACGTAAATTGTAGTTACGGTAAAATTTTTTTAAAAAAGTATAATATTAAAATTGCTATTTCCTTTTATAAAACAAAAGGAAAAGTGAAAAGCAAAAACAATTAATAAAATTTTACAGTTTAAGTGATTATGACAAATTTTTAATGATAGAAAGAAGGTAAAAAAATGAAAGTAGATTTATTAGAAATTAATGAAAATTCAAGAATAAAAAATGAACAATTAAATGAAAATTTTAAAGCTCAAGAATTTAAAAATGAATTATATGAATTAATAGCAGCGATAATGAAAGGTGACAAGGACTTTGCAACTAATAGCAAATTACTTATTACTAAATTAAATATAAAAGCAAACCACACTGATATTCACAATTTAATGTTCATGGGACTCAAAGAATATAGTTTTAAATTAAATAAAACAAATATTAAAAAAGTTCAAAAATATATAGATAAAGAAGGTCTTTAATGAAGTATGAAGATATAACATTACAGCAATGTATTCTTTTGGAAAAGAAATCAGGGTATCCAATTATTTGCGATGGTGATAAGAAAATAGTTTATATAAAAGATGTTATGCAATATATTGAAAAAATTTCAAAAGAATTAACTCCAACTATACAAACATTATGTAAGTATTTGATTAAAACTTTTAATAATCTTGCTAAAATGTTAAGTACTATAAATTTAATTAAATATCCAAAAAGATATTATAAAATCAAAAAAGGCAAAAAAATCATTTATAAAATAAAATAATTAAAATTCGGACACCTGTTAGGTTGCCAATTCATTTTCCCCAAAAAACTAGTAATAACCAGCAAATATAATAATAGCCACATTTACAAAAGTAAATTATTTTTAAAAAATATTTTCTCATTATTAAATTAGCATTGGCAACCTAACAGGTGTCTGAAAAATATTTAATTTAACTTTCACAAAATTCACACTCATATCATGATATAATGTATAGTAGGTAATAGTAAAAGGCAATAGGAATATTGTCTTTTTTCTATGCAAAATAGTAGGTGGTATGAATGTTAAAGAGTTGTAGTAGGTGTGGTAAGATACATGACTTTAATAAAACTTGTTATAAGAATAGGCAGGTAAGAGGACTAACACCAGCTGATAAATTTAGAAAGACTAATAAATGGCATCAAAAAAGTAAGGATATTAGGGAAAGAGATAAGCATTTATGTAGATGTTGTCTTGCTGATATATATCAAACCCAGCAAGTATTTAACTTCAATAAATTAGAAGTGCATCATATCACACCATTAGAGGAAGATTTTGATATGCGTTTAGATGATGATAACCTAATCACTTTATGCTGTTATCATCATAAGCTTGCAGACAAAGGAACAATACCAAGATATATTTTAAAAGAATTAATTAATTCTGAATGTAATCTATTAGAAATAAAACAAAAAGTAGAGGCAATTATTATCCCCCCTACCCATTAATTTTATTTTTTTTATTGATTTATAAAACCTACCCGCTATATATAAGTGTAAAAACTGCCTAAAATGAAAATTCTGTCAATTGTGGAAAAAACAGGAGGTGATAATTATGCCAAGACCAGCAAAAGCAATTGCTACAAACTCAATGAAAATGAGTAAAGAAGAAAGAAAAAACAGGCAAGAAACTGAAAAAAAATTAAGAGGGTCAAATGATGATATTAAACCATTTTCTTATCTTAATAAAAGACAAAAAGCAATTTTTAGAGATATTTTAAATAATTTAAACAAAGATATTTTAAGTAATTTAGATACTTACTTATTGAATCAAACAGCCATTACAATTGAAAGATTAGAATCTTTGGAAAAAGAAATAAATATTGCAAGTAAAGTAACTGATGAAAATGGAAAAGTAAAAGATAAAATAGATGTTAAACTAATTGCTTCATTAAAGTCTGTTAGAGAGATGTACTCTAAAGATTTTTTTAGATGCTGTAATGAATTATCATTATCGCCACAAGCGAGAGCAAAAATATCCATAAATACAACTCCATCAAAGAAAAAAACTTTAAGAGAAATTTTAAACGAGACCGAAGATGAACAATAATTATATACAAAATCATCCGAGTTATATTTATGCAAAAAAAATAATTGATGGAACTATTGAACTACCGCCATTATATTATGAATTAAATAAAGATAAAAAATTTATATCGCCCAAATATGTCAAAAAACAATGTAAGATATTTTTAGATATAGCAGATAATAAATCTATTAAGTATGTTATTAATATTAATAGATTAAAAAAGATTGATAAAATATGCAAGATTTTAGTGATGGCAAAAGGAGTTAAAGTTGGTAAAAGAATATATGATGCATTAGCCGGTTATCAATGGCTTATTATCGTAGCAAGTTTATGTACAGTTTATCGTGAAGATAAAAACAAAAGAAGGTATGAAACAGTAATATTAGAAATTTGCCGAAAAAATGGGAAAACTTTTATAGTTGCGTTTATGGTACTCTTATTATTTTATTTAGAGCCTCAATATTCACAATTTTATTCTGTTGCACCTGATGGGGCATTAGCAAAAGAAATAAAAAAAGCTCTTGAGCCTTTAATTAAAGCTAATTCCCATGTGTTTGAAGATGGCGAATTTAAAATATTACGTGACTGTATTAGACATGCAGAAACAGATAGTATTTATATACCACTTAATTACTCAAAAGATAGAATGGATGGTAAAGAGCCGAATGTATTCGTTGCAGATGAAGTAGGTGCGTTACCATCACCTTATCCAATAGAAGCTATGAGGTCTGGGCAATTACTTGCTTTTAATAAATTAGGTTTTATTATTTCAACGAAATATCCTACAATAGATAATCCTATGGAAGATGAAGTTGGTTATGCTAAAAAAGTTTTAGATGGGATCATTGAAGATGAAAAAATATTTGCATTACTTTATGAACCAAACGAAACTAAAAACTGGACTACTGATGATAATATAATTTTGCAGTCAAATCCTTTAGCAATTGAAATACCAGCAGTTTATAATGATTTGTTAGATAAAAGAAGGAAAGCAATAGAAATAGAAAGTAAAAGAGAAAACTTTTTAACAAAACATTGTAATATTATTTATCAAGGTGCAGGAACTGAAAGTTTTATTGATGTTAGTGAAGTTCAAAAATGCAAAGTTGATAAAATTGAGTGGGCAGGTAGAGAAGT